GATACTACTTGGAATGAAGACAAATTACTACTACCAATTCCAGGTTGAATATCATTTGTACTTGCATCTCCAGTTGTTGACCACCTCAATACTGTAGATTGTCCTAATGTTATCTCCGCGTCATCCAACAATAATGTTACGATAGGAGGAATGTAAACTATTAGAGTTTTAGTACTGCTGTTGCTAGTGTAACCATAGTAACCTGCACTTATCGTATATGTTGTATCATCAGCTGGAGATACTACTGTAGAACCACTAGCAGCAATAGCGCCGACACTACTTAACGATCTACTAGTGGCATTACTAATACTCCAAGATAATGTAGAATTTTGTCCTCGTATAATAGCTGGTGGTGCTATCGAGAAACTGATACTGGGAGTAGGATATGAACATCCACTATTAACATTAGCACTTGGATTATAATTAGATGCTAAAGGATCCATACACCCATAGACATTATACGTACATCCCGTACTGTATTGATTTGCATATGGATTATAGTTATTAGCACTAGAGTCTTTACAACCATATACAAATACAGGAGAATACCACGCAACACCTTTAGCTGAGTATCCCCCGCCAGCAGAACTACTAGTCGAATACCTATGATCTACAAGTGCAGAATTATAAGATTTATAAACTGGTACACGATATTGTCCAGGACTAGTATATGCATGACCAATAATACCTTCAAAAACATAACCAGCAGGAGTGCTGCTATTAGTTTTGTAAAAGTGATTATATTGAGTTGGATTCCAAAATCTGTATACAGGTGAAACACTCCCAACTACTCCAGCAACACCGCTAGACATAAAAAGATTCCAAACACCATATCCTGCAGGACTATATGCACTGATTGATTCGCCGCCAGAGTTTGAAGTATAGAAAGTATCTACTCTAATATAACCAGGATTGAAAAAACCGTAAAAAGAATCGAATGTATGTAGACTACCTGAAGTTCCCATATTTAAATCTCCCTAATATCTACGTATACACCACTATCATCAATTTCTACCTGAATAGGAGAATCAGCTTTTATTTCTACTGGTATATCTATACCATCAACAAGAATTTTATCTGTCGTAAGTGTTATATCAGGACTTATTACAGGAGTTTGATCTATAAATTTCTCATCAGATTCAGGAACAATCATGGCATCAGGGGTTCTGTCAATAACAACATTTACCGTCTTAATATCTTCATCTGTTAATGATCCAACCCCTATACCATATAATTTGTATTCTATACGAACAGGTCCAATAGTATTGTATGCTGGACTATGAGTTGTATCACGGTCAACTATCGTCGCAATTGGAAGCTGCTCTACAAGAATGTAATTACTAAATGAACCATCAGCATAGTAATACTTAACTAAAAGTTGTAGGGAAACACCAGAATTAACAGAATATGATGATAAATTAATATCATCACCATAATTAACAGAAAATGGTGCTGTTAATGTTACTACAGGTGGTGTAACCACAGTAACAGTAACTTGATCAGAACCTTGACCTGCTAATGGATGAGAAGCAGTTAATGTATATGTTGTAGTTTGTGTTGGAGTTACCTGAATAGGTGTTGAATTAATATTGACACTACCAATGCCGGGAGTTAATTGTGCAGTGGAAGCATCTCCAGTAATACTGTATATTAAATTAATAGACTCCCCTTGTATGATTACATTGTCAGATCTATCTGTCGAAAGATTTACAGTAGGAGGAATAAGTACGTCTACACTCCGTGATTGAGATCGAGTACCACCAGGACCAGATGCGGTTAGTGTATATGTTCTATCATTAGGAGGACTAATTGATACAGTTTGTGATACCGGACGATTACCAGGAAAGTCTGTTAGTGAGACAGATGTTGCATTACCAGCAATATTATAAGATAAAGTTGCATTAGATCCGCGAACAAATTGATTGGGTGTTATTGTAAAAAATTGAATGTCTGGTGGAGCGTAGCTAAATGATGCTGTGAAAAATCCATTACCATAATTTGAATACCCACTATTATAAGTCCAGTTATAATATTGGGTATTACTATACCATCCAGAGTTGCCCCCAATGCCAGCATATCCGTTATACGTAGTTGCACCACCTAACCCACCAGCACCGCCAGTAGACATTCCTCCTCCTCCACCACCACGGTGACCAGCAGGAGCATTTCCACCATTCCTCGCACTTATTGAACCGGTTGTAGATCCACCACCAATACCACGACCAGCAGAATAGTATCCACTATAACCGGTGTTATTATCCATTCTACCAGCACCGCCACCACCACCAACAATGACAGTATATCTGTTTAATCCACTATCATAAACACCAGAAGCGCCACCACCACCGCCACCAGAACGGTGACCATTACCACCACTTGCTAATGGAGAATAACCACCAGATCCACCAGGGTTAGCTGGTCCATATCCTTTAGAACCTTGTCCACCAATATAAAAAGTTAAAACATAGTCATAACTACGAGTAAGTAATCTAAAATTACCAGCTCTACCAAATCCACCATTAGAAAAATTCCACCCACCTGATGATTGCGAACCTCCACCGGACGCAGCACCTACACTGAATATTACATTTGTAGAAAATTTTGGTACAGTGACTCGATGCGTACCTGGTTGTCGTGATGAAAAATTAGGCATTATATTTCCCTAATGTTCTGCCAAACGTTATCATTATCAATTTCCACTTGAATAGGAGAATCTGCTTTGATCTCCACTGGTATATCTATATCAGTAACGATAAGTTGATCTGTAGTAACTTCTACATCAGGAGTTATTACAGGTTCCTCATCTTTAAATGCGTCATCAGTTTCAGGTACTTGAATAGCATCAGGAGTTGTATCAATTATAATAGGAATTTCAATGCTATCACTTTCTTCTAATGTTCCAAACCCATCTACAAGAAATGTAAGTCTTACTTTAAATGGTCCATAATCAGTATATGCAACAGGTATTGTATGTCCAAATACAGTTACTTCATCACCAATAGTGTCAGGTATTGCTACTGAAGGTTTAAACTCATTAGTTCCATCAGTATATAAGTATTCAGCAATGTAACTAATACCTCCATCAGAATTAGTAGCACTAACAGTTACTTGAATATCTTCATTGTATAATATGTTAATGGGTCCACTCACACTAATAGTCGGTGGTTCTAGTACATAAACTAATACCTCCGCAGAACCTGTTCCTCCTAAACCAGAAGCAGTAATAGTATATAATGTATCTACAGTAGGAGATATTGTTGCGAAACTATTCAGATTAGAACCCCCAATACCAGGAGTAATATTCACATTATCAACGTCACCAGTCACAGTCCAACGCAATATAGTGCTGTTCCCTTGCACTATCGTAGCATCAGTAGCATCTACACTAAAAGTTATTTGTGGCGGTATGTATACAGTAACTGTAACAGTAGAAGATCTAGTGTATGCAGGATTTGTTGTAGTTAATCTGAATTCACTGGTTTCTGTAGGAGCAACAGTCAAATTACCAGATCTATTTACCTGTCCGAGTGATTCAACAACAGCACCATTACGCATTCTTTCTAATACTTCTGATGTAGACTCACCACCACCAGTTGTCCATGTTAAACACGATCGAGAATTATTCCCATCAGTTCCATTTAATCTATACGCAGTGGGATTAGCACTGATTGATGGTGTTGGAGGATCGTATGTACAAATAGTGGCATATACCGATCCAGAATATCCATATCTACAACTACCACTGCCACCTTGCTGACCGCCTTGACCTACAATAGCATAAACATTTTGTCCAGGTTGCGCCCCAGAACTACCTCTATATTTTACACAGCACGATGCACCTCCACCACCTCCGCCATAACTTGAGCCACCACCTCTCCACTGACCCGATCCGCCCTGTCCAGTGCTTCCATATCCTGATGCAGCTCTATTCCATGGACCACCACCGTATCTACCGCTAGATCCATATCTCCAGTTACCATATCCACCGCTGCCTCCACTATAAAAACTACCAGGACCACCACCATAAGAGATAGTTCCACCAGCACAACTATATCCTCCGGCCTGTGGTGTTTTACCAAAGTAAGGATTTCCGGGTATATTAGGACGCGCTCCGCCGCCACCACCACCTACAGTAATCCAACTAACATATTTTACACAAGTTGATATATTAATATTACTACTATATGATCGATATACGTTGAAGGATGCCATACCGTTAAAATTTAATTACGTAATGAACTAAAATAAAAGGAGTAACTACTTGATTTAATACATTTAAATTTTCTATATCTACATCGACGGTTGATGTCATCTCATCTAATGGAACATCGACGTTTGGATAACTGTATGTAAAATTACTGGTATAAACATATGGTCTTGTAATAGTATGATCGTGTCCAGGATCACCAGAAATGATATTGCTAGTTGTTTCTTCTAAACTATTTCCCCCAGAAGCATTTGCGGTATTAGCGCGTGGTCCTTTACCATCACCTCCAATCGCATGTTGTGCAGAATGATTCAAAACAGTAAAACCAGTATCACCAGCAACATTATGATAATGTCCTTGAAACTCTTCTATTGATAGAGCATATACACTAGTGTCTTTCGGTACAATAAATTTTGGAGTACCATTAAAATTAGCAATGTCAGATCCAATTACCATATTTCCGATGTAACTAACCGATGCTGACTCACCAATATTTGAGATAGGATCAACTTCAACACCAACTTTACTAATACCAGGGTCATCCTCTACTGTTGTAGAAAAATATTCCCCAGATCCTCTACTACCAATAATTACTTTTGATCCTAAATCAGGAAGTTGGAACTGTCCCAAATCATTAGTTTCGGTATCTGCATTTCTTAAATTGACATTTTCTTTCTTAAATCTTGATTCATCTCCCACACCAAGAATCTGCGACAACAGTAAAAAATCTTTTGCATTTTTAATTGTACCGTCACATTTTAAGAATCCTGCTGGCATACTCTCTTTAAATACTGCAGTGGTTGGATCATTATTAAATCCTAATCCAGATACAGTATGCATCTGAATGGTTCCAGGAATACCACCCCAATGGGATTTATTATGAGCGTAGTTATTTCTTTTTACCATTTTAGTATGCTCTGATAATGTATATCGACGTGACTCTTGGTTGCTGAATATTAAAATCAATTTGCAACGCTTTTTGATTTACTGTGTTATCTAGTGTGACATTTGGCATAGTAACCGACGCAGTAAGATTACTTTGTGGTCTCATCCTACTACCATCAAAAACAACTTCAAACTCATCGTGAGTGTGTGAAAATATTTTATCATTAGCAGTTTCACTAGTAAAGTTAAGTCCAGGATTACTTACTAATGTATCACCAACAACAGTATCGCTTAAAGTATAATGGTTTTTAAATCCTTCAGGAATACTAACAGTATTTCCACCAACACCGAAAGGTACACTATCTGCAATATATTTTCCAGTACTTTTAGCAGGAGTTGTTAAAAATCTCCTACTTAATGGCGATCTCGTGGCATATGCAGGTTTCATGTTAATCGGAGGTTGCTCTGATGCTGCTTTAGAAACAATTTTGCCGGGTGAACCCTGACCAAATCCGGTTGGAATATTGGCATCATTTGGCCATTCTAAAGTATAAGTATCTGTTATGCCAGCAGTAGGACTACCACCAGGAGATGATAACCTACCTGCTACAATACCACCATAAAGATCTGATGTCTCTCCACCACGGGTAGCGGAAATATTACTACCTGATCCGTCAGATGAGTTTGCGGCTGGGGAGTCATTTGCCCATCCAAAGTCGGTTGATGTCCAACCAAAATAAACATCTACACCACCCTGCTCATCAGCAGAAAGATCAGTGAAATCGCCATCATTATCGATACCATGAGCAAAGAGAGTATAATAGATCGGATCATAAGGAACTACCCCCTTTCCTGGTTTACCAGGATTATTATTATTAATTGTTTCTAATGACCCTGGATGATTATGTCTTTTAATATGTTTTCTACCTAATCTTCTGGGTCCAAGATAGAGAGTTTTAATCCCTTCACCTGGAATTAATGTATTTCCTCGAATTTTACCTACATATCCAGTTCTATCGTCATTGTTAATACTAAAAACTAAATCAACAAATACATCTGTAAAAATAGTAGTTACCCCAGAATCTTCATTTGTTCCAATAATTGGATCCATCACTGTTAATGCTTTTGGATCTAAATCCGCAGCACGACCAGTACCACCAGCAGCAGTAGTTGCAAAATACGTTGATTCAATATCCATCAATGTTTTACCATTGAGGTTAGGCATTTTAATGCTACCCAAATAACCAGGAAAATTACCATCAAAATCACTACTACCGGCATTATAAGTATCTCCAATTGCCTGTGCTAACAAAGGAAAATCAGAAGCTGATAAAGTTTGTCCGTCACAAATAATCCACCCCGAAGGGATTGATGTCAATCCCCCAGTCCAAGGCAATATGGTGCCAATAACGGCACCTTTTGCAGTTTTAGTTTCTTGATAGAAAGGCATGTGTTTATACTTCGATTAAATACCAACCAGATTTGGAGGTTGAAACAGCAGAGTTGCCATCTGCATCAGATGTTCCTGCATATACAAGAGCAAATCCTGCATAAGGTGTTTGAACAATAAGTTCACCGCCGTTATAACCAGCAAGACTTGCCGAGTTACCAGAAAGCATTGCTGATCCTGTGTTATCAGAAGAATTCTGAACCGTAACATTACTTGGTGCTCTAACAACAAGTGATAAGTTATAGGTCAGGATACCACCAATATCTATAATCCTAATCATGTCGCCCAATTGTGCATTTTCAGGAAGTTTAACAACCGTGTTCTGACTGGTATTCAAGAAGTAATTTACGTTTGCTTCTGCAAGAACTTCAAAGGAATCGGAATAATCCCATCTGCGACCACCTGTAGGTGAGAAGTAGTTAGAAATTCCGCCCAATGTAACTGCTCTATCAGCACGAATACCGAAGGATTGACTTCCTCCAGAATTAACAGTTAGGTCGCCACCCTCAATCGTAACATCACCAGCAATTGATAGTGATCCACCAAATGTACTTGTTCCTGTACCAAGGGCAGAGAACGAACCATATACAGCAAAGTCTCCAGAAGAATTATCAAAGGTAAGTCTTGGAGTAGTTCCATCAACTCCGAAGAAGTTCATATCACCACCGTTGATCGTTAGATCACCAGTTGCGGTATCAATTTGGAATGTAGTTCTGAATGGAACTGCAACCGTTGTTCCGTCAGATAGGAAAGAAGGACCACCGTTAGTGATAGTAAAGAACTCTTGACCTTCGATTGTAGAACCGTTGATCGTAAGTGTGTTCTCGGTAGTAAGTGTTCCTGCAATAGCAGTATTACCTGTAGGACCATCAACAACTAACTTGTTAAATCCTTGACCGAACTTAAGATCTCCACTACCGAATGTATTACCAGTTGTAGATTCAATCTTGAAGTTAACAGACTCTGGTGTACCACCATCAGTAACAATGAATGATTGAATGTCTGTGGATACTAGTTCAACAACTTTAACAATCTCAGTATTAGTAAGAAGCAAGTAGTCACTAGTTGTTAAGACTCCACCGAATTCAGAAATACCAATACGAACATTAGCAGTATCAGCAAGAAGACCAGATGCACTCTGAAGTTTTATTTCTGCACCTGCAGATTGATCAGACCAGAGATATTCAGCAGTAGCAAGTGTATTAGAAAGTTTAATTTCAACAGTGCTGCTGTTACCAACAATGCTTGATTGTACCGGCCAATCACCATTCAGTTCGCTTACGTTTGTTCCGGAGATTCTGATAAACTCACCATAATCAATATTCAATGTAGAGTTTGTTTCACTCTGCCAATGAATAGTAACAATGTCAGTACCGTCAGTAACAATCTTCTGGATTTGTCCGTCAGTGATAAGTACACTTGATACAGGATCTAATTCACCGTCATAATCGGTGTCAAATCCAGTGATGAATGAAGCATTGATTTGCTTATCTAACTTATTAATTACACATCCATCAGGGTGATCTGTTCTTGCGATCGTACCAGAATTAGCACGAGAAACCGAGATACGGAAACCATTAGGATCATTCGGGTTGGTGATGTTAGTTAGTCCAACAACCTCAACAATTTCTGTTTGACTTTGATCCTTCGGTACAGTAACACCATTACCATCAATACTATCAGGAGATAAGGCATCTGCTCTATCAATGAGAAGCAAATCACCAATCTGGAAATCTTGTGTCGATGGTCGAGTGATTGGTAAGTTATAAAGATTACCAGAAGCATTAACTCCAGCAACCTGGAATGTCAGATCATCACTACTGGTGGGATTACCTAAAGTAGCAGCAGAAATAGTAAGAAGATCATTATTGCTATAACCAGTACCAGGAGATACTAATTCAACAACGGCAGTTCCATCACTTAATACTTGAACTGTAAACAATCCACCTTCACCTGTTCCGCCTGATGCTTCGATGAAAGTATACGTGGTGTTAGCAACCCAATCAGCACTCTGTACTGGAGAAATATTGTCAATACTTGCAATCTGACCACCACCAAGTAAGAAATTAGGACCACCCCAGAGACCAACACCAGCAGTATCAATTACTTTTCCTGTTTGTGAGAACTTAAGGAATGTAACATTTGGATTTTCAAGTGATCCAACAATGTGATCAGCACCAGCAGTTGCAAATCTTGCTCTCTCAATTTCAACAATACCAGCATTTAATCCACCATCAAGTTTAAGGTTGGAATAAACAGTAGCACTTGCGAGAACATCAAGAGAGTTTCTAACAGTAGTCTTACCACCCAACGATGCAATAGTAACTTGAGAAGCGTTAACTCCAAGTTTTACTGCAGTTGTTGACTGACCATCACCAATATTAAGTGTAGCTGCCGGAGTAAAGATACGAGCAGAAGATGTACCAGCAAAAGAAGCAACTTCAAGTGTACCAGCAAGTTTAGTCTGATATGTACCAATATATGTGGTAGAAGCAAGGTTAGGTGCCGCACCACCAATTCGGATTTGTGCGTTACTAGTAACATCATCTTCTGCAGAAGCAATATCAACTACAGCATTTCTTGTTCTTTCATGAATTTTAAGAGTAGTTGTTCCGGCATTAGAACCAATTCTAACAGTTTGCGTCGAAGAACCACTAACTGTATCACCGATACTGATCGATTGAGAATTTGGAGTAGAGTTACCAAGAATAATTGATTCTGCTTGATTTAAACCAACAAAGAAGTCAACGTTATCTTTGAGGAATTGGAATGTTTCTGCAGTAGAGTTAATGTCTCCACCGTCTACACTCAAGTCATCCTGAATCAGCATGTTTCCAGTAAATCTGGAATCACCGATAACAACGAAGTTCTTATCGAGTTCAGTAGATGGATCCAGACCAATGCTGGTATTAACACCAACGCGACCACCTAATCTATAGGTAGCAGATTGATCAGCAACCGCGAGATCTGTTGTAGAAACACGTAATGTTGCGAAGTTATCTTCACTAGAACTATCACCACCAACCAAGAATGCGTTAGTGAGTGGGAAGTATGTCTTACCAGTAGAAGGTTCTGCCAGATAGTTGTTAGTAGAAACTGCTCCAAGAGCATCATATTCTACTAAATTCTTACCACTGATGAATGCATTACCAACAACATCCAAGTTAGCACGAGGATCAGTCTCGGAAGATACAGATGCAGTCAATGCTGCTTCCTGATTACTCCTACCAATTGTATTAATACCTAACTTATAGTCTCCAGGGACATTAGTGTAGGTACGTAATGCTTCTGCTCCAAGTACACCAGTTTCTTTCCAAGTAGATTCGGAAATTTCAATCTTTGCACCAGGACCTTCAGTAGACCAGTTGTATACATTTGCAGCGATCTCGTTAAAGAGTCTGATCTGACATGTATTTTCTGAATCTACCGCTGTAATTATATTCCAAGATCCATCAAAGAAGTTATTACTGAAACTACTAATGCGAAGTTGCTCACCAACTTTAACTTTTAAGTCTTGGTTACTAATACCAGTAGACCACTGAATGGTGATCGTAGTGCTATTATCAGATGTGATAGTAAAGATTTGAGCATCTGCAATCTCGGTATAGAAGTTAGAGTAAATCGAACCTAAAGATCCGGAATAACCAACTTCCTCACCTTTCCAAACAATATCACCAGCATTAGGAACGATAGAAGAACCATAAGTGATATTCTGCAAGGTATACCAAGCAGAACCACCAGCAGCAATTAATCCACTATTATTTGGTGTTACATTAGAAGGACTTCCTCCAGTGTAATGTGTTCTGATGCTGTAAACCTGACCTTGGGCACCTACGTTACCGCGAGGATTGAGTTTAAATACAGCTGATCTAACTTCGTTCTTGGTTAGAACAATATCTCCGTCTTTGTTGTCTCTGAAAGAAGATCTGTCAAGAGTTGGATCATCACCACTACCAACCAGGGATAAGATGCGAAGTGAATCTCCCTCGAATGGGTCAACATTAATTGTTACCGGGTTGTTCAGGAAACTATCGCCTTCGATAGTTACCTTGTCGTTAAATGTAACTGCAGTGTCGAATGTAGTAACCAGTGCTCCAATAGTGTCGGAGTCATCACCACTGTCGGCAAGAACTGCCTGCTCAAGGAACGTCTCTTCGCCTGTAATAGCGTTGATCTTACGATTACCAATATAGAGGTCACCGTTAGAGTTTAGACCCGTGTAGAAGACAATACCACCGTCTTCACGTTTTGCTTGTGCATAGAAGTCTTGCTTATCAGATAGAACAACTTCCTGACGAAGTGGGAAACCAGTTGAGTAGTTACCAGGACC